GGCCCCAGCTCGTTGACTTCGTATAGCGAGTTGGCCGCGACCGGTCCGCCAGCCGCGCGATACCCGGAGAAGTCGACACCGGTGTATCCAGCCTGCGATGCCCCAAGATTCGACGAGGTAGCGCCGGCAGAACCAGCAGGCAGCCCGTTGCCCGTGCCACTGCCAGTGAAATAATTGGTAGCTGCACCGACCAGGTTACTGAGTAATGCGGAACTGGCTCGCCGCGTAGCGATGCGTGCCATGTCGGCCAGAATCGACTTGGTGAAGTCAGCAAACGACAGCTTCCCGGTCATAGCGAAGTTGACGACTGCGTCCTCCATCGAGCTGAAGGCATTGCCGAAAAGGGTTTTCGTCTGGCCGGCAATGTTGCTTGCCGAATCCAGGTAATTGGCCCAGGCCGAAGTTGCGCCTTTGGTCCAGTCTCCCTGCGCTTTTTCCACGTCCGCATAGTTCTGCCGGATTTGGTCGGTGGCAGCCTTGTTCGCGTCGGCGAGAGCCTGCGATTTGCGGGTGAACTCCTCTTCCGACATGTTCCGCGACGGATCGGACTTCTGGTTTGCCAACTCCAACGACTGCTGAGCGAACCGATCTTGTTGGCCGTTCAGTTCGTTGTTGAGTGCGTTCTGGCGATCGCCCTGGCCGACGCCGAGGACGGCACGCTGCCCTGCCAATTCCAGTGCTCGCTGCTGCTGAGCCAAGGCCTGAACGTAGGTCGTGATTGCCCGCTCTTGTCGGGCGAGACGCCCTGTCTCGTTCGTGGCCAAGACCTCAAGCTGACTATCCGCATCCTTCTGAGCTTTAACCATCCCGGCGCGCGCATCGGCGATCTTTTGGTCCAGCTGGATGCTTTGCGCAGCAGTGGTGGTCCTCTTCGCTTTGGTGGCTTCCAGTGCGGCGATCTCTGCCTCGTAGGCGGAGGTGATTTCGTCTCGCTCGTTGCCGATCAGGGCTTCGCGCTTCAGGGCATAGTTGTCCTGAGAAACAAGCCCTGCCTTCTGCGCTGCTTCCAGTTCCTTCTGGGCGTTTTTGTACTCCTCGCTGATGGCTGCCAGGTTGTTCTTCGCGTTGTTGAACCCGGTCAGATCGACCTGCGAACCGGCCGCTTTCGGATCCTTGAACTGGTCGTTGATGTTCGCGAGATTCTTGTCGATCGCCGCCCGATCCAGGCGCGGGTCGTTCGGCGCCACCTTTCGGATGTCTTCGAGTTGCCGCTTGTACTCCTTGATCGCCTCAGTGCGTTTTTGCTCATTGGTCAGTGATGACTTGGTGAGCGCGTCGACTTTGGCCATCGACGAGACAGCATCACCCTGGGCTTTCGCCTGCTCTCCTTCCCATTTGGCGATATCTGCTTCCGCGGCCTTCTGATCCTCCAGCATGTTGAGGCGATTCTGATAGAGATCGACCATCTCCTGCTTGTTTTGGAACAGGCCAACATCACCGGATTGTGCGCGGGCCAAATCCCGTCGCGCTTGTTCGATATCGGCGCCGATATCACTGCGTCCGATGTTCTTCAGGCCATCAGCAGCACGGGCAACTGCGTTGTAGCCCTTCTCCCAGAAACTCAGGTTTTCCAGGATTCGCGGAGTGCGCTCGTTGATCGCGTCGGCAAACGACTCGGTAGCCAGCTTCACGGCGCCAGCATGGTCGCCCTGCTTCTCCAGAGCGGTGACCTGAGAGTAAACCGAAGAGGTTAGGTAGTGATATTGCTCATTCAGCGCGGCAGATGCTTTGACCGGATCGTCGGCGAGCTTGGAAAACTCGGCAACCGTCTCGCTTACAGCCTTGCCGGTCGCTTCCTGCATCGACACAGCGGCCTGGGTGATGCCGGTGAAACTCTCGCCCGCGATCTTGCCGTTGCCGGCGAGCAGCGCGAGAACTGCAGCAGCTTGTCCAGTGGTGCCCACGGTTGCGCTGACCTGGCGCGCCATGTCGCCCAACTGCCCAGCACTCACACCGGCGTAGTTGCCGGTCAGGATCAGTGACTTGTTGTAGCTGTCCTGCTCCTCGCTACCTTTGTAAAACGCGTATGCGAGACCGCCCACCGCCGCAGTTGCAAGCGCGAGCGGCCCGAGGATAGCAAGCAACCCTGCAGCGCCTTCGCCTGCACCGGCGCCCAACTGAGCGACCGCACGAACACCGCTACCCCAGTCACCCGAGGACAGCGCATTTCCCAACTGAACGACGTTTTCCTGTGCTTGCCGTGTCCCGAGGCGCAACTTGTCGAAGCCGGTGGTGATTTTGTTGAGCTTGTCGTAGTCCTTATCGATCTTGCTCAGGGCTGAGTTGTACTCGTCCTGGCTGATCCGGCCGGCATCGAGGTGTTTGCCCAATTGCTCGACCTGAGTATCCAGTTTCGCCACTGCGGCGCGGGCCGGGTCGATGGCGCCCAGCAGGCTGTTTAGCGCCTTCTGCTCATCCATTGTCGACTTGACCAGAGCCACCTGCTGCTTATCCAACTGCGCGGTGATCTTGGTGAATTCAGCTTCACCGTAAGCACCGGTCTTGGTCAGTTTCGCCAGCGCATCACGTTGCTTGGACAGTTCCTGCGTGGTGGTCGCGCCTTTCGACAACGACTTCTCCAACGCCTCCATCTCTTTCATCAGGCCGACAGCGGATTGCTCTGCCCGCTCGCCGGATTTCGTCAGTTTGTCGAGATCGGTCGCAGCGTTAGCAGCATCAGCCGAATCGACCTTGATGCCGAGTTCTGCAATGTTCATCGACTCACCTTGAGTAAGTGCCCGTATTCACGGGCTGTTGTCGCGGGCTTCGGCCATAACCGCGATGGCTTCCGATTCCATCACGCGGATGTCCTGAAACACGCCGGGGCGGTCCTTCGCCGGAACACCGACGAGCTTCATCACCTTCGGCAGCACGCCGTAATAGAGGCCGGTCGCGCCGCATGCGCCTGTGCGCCACTTAGTCCCCATCGAATCCATGACGAGAAACGCTTGCCAGTTGTCCGGCCAGACTTCGAAGGCGTCATCGACATCCGACGAAGAAAGGCCGAACACCGAAAGGACTTCGGAATCAGTGGTCGGCTCGTAAAGTGCGCGTGCAACGTCAGTCAGTTTCCCAGGCGGGCCTTACCAAACGCTTCGCTATAGGCCTTCACGACAGCGTCCGACACGCCAACACAGCTCTTCACCAGGGCAGTGATCGACTCGTCACTGAGTTTGTCACCGAAGCCCCAAGACACGACCAGATCCTTGATTTGTTCGACGCCTTGCTCGACTTCGGCTGCAGTGATTTCCACAAGGGTTGGCTCCGTCCCTTTGAAACGCTCGCCGAGATCGCTTGCCTTCTGCTTCCAACTGTCGAAGAGCTCAGCCAAAGCAGTGCGGTCGCGATACTTGAACGTGAACGGAACCATTGCCGGGCTGCCACCTACCTGCGGAATGGGGACATCGACGGTGAACGTCGGTTTGGGTGCAATGGAGAACTTTGCCATGAGGAGTCCTTACGACAGGTAGCGGGTTGGAGTGGACTGCAAGGCCAGGGAGACGGTGCGAGTCAGGATGTTGCTTCGGGACACGGACGGCTGAAGCGAGAACGACGTATAGGCGCCGTAGTACAGCTTGTCGGTGCCTGGCAGGTTCAGGCGTGCCGCCTGCACGGTTTGAGCAACGTCAGCAGCGGTCACGATCGGCACGTAGGCCAGAGTCGGGTCATCGGCAACGGTCAGCACCATGCGAGCAGCGGCTTTGTCGGTTGGGATTTGTCGGCCTTGGGCATCCTCGAGGAACACCACGTCCTGGTAGTTCTGGTCGCCGCCGGAGAAGGTGACGTCAGTAATCTGCGGGATCTGCGCCCAAGTCAGGACTTTCTTCAGGCTGCCCGCGCCGGAACCAGCTGGGAAGATCTGGGTGCTGGTGGTGTCGATCGCTTCCAGGGTGATCGCGGTTGCGGTCGCAGCCTTCACACGGACGACCTTGTTGTTCAGCGCGGTCCAGCCAGAAGTGACCAGTAGAATGTCACCGACCACCAAAGTGGCGCCGACTACGGTGCAAACGGCTTCAGAGGCGTTGGATATTGCCGAGAAAGTGAGTGGAGCGGCGTAGGTGGCGGCGTGTTCAAACGTCGCACCGTTGGGCAACTTGTATCCCATGGGGGTTTCCTCTTTGCAGAAATGACAAAACCCGCTCAATGGCGGGTTCTGGGTTTGCCCAATGGGCGGATTTAGTTGGTGTCGGCCCGGTAAAGGAACGACACAGGAACAGTGAAAGTGGTGTCGTCAGGAATGCCGGGGCCGGGATCTACTGGGCTCATGGTCACCACCGTAAGCGCGCCCTTCGTGTTTCGCTCGTACAGTGGGAACAGCGTGGCGATCTGGTCGGCCAGCGCGCCGGCCGCACCGCGGTACTCGCCCGAGGGCGTCACGATGCTGACCTGAAATACGCCGGTGTACAGCTTGTGGTCGCCGCCGAGCGTGTTGCTCGCGGTATCGGCCGGCAGCGTGAACGCCTTCAGGTACGTGGCGCCGTCGACTGGTGTGTAGGCCTCGTTCTCGACCACTACTTTGAGCGGCACCGGCAAAGCCTTCGCCCAGTTGATCAGCTTGGCTTCGTAGATCGACGCGATGATGTTGTGACTCATACCTGGTTGTTCCTGATGGCCTCCAGCACGATCTGCTGGAAGCGGGCCACGGTGATACGGACCATGCCCCCGGGCGCCTGGGTCGAATGCCCGAACTCAAGCGGAATCGCGTACGGCAGGTTGTTGATGAGGTAGGCGGTTTGCCCGGCAGTGAAGTCGCTCACGGCCGAAACCAACGCGGCAATCGTCTCCTGGCCACCGGGGTCAACCTCGTCAAATGTGACGTTCTCGACGACATCAATCGAAAGGTGCCAGTTGGCCCGGAACCGCCCGCCTACGTATCCCTCGGGCGCAACGATATCCATTCCATCGTTCAGCTTGCGGCCTGGCTTGAGCCTACCTGCTTTCGTCAGGTTGGCTGGGTCGCTGCGTAGGTTGCTGTTGTGATCGTCGACGGCCTTGTTGTACTGGCGGGCCACGGTGTTCTGCGCCCAAATATCGGGATTGCCCACCGGGGACATGCGGATGACGCTGCTGCCGACCTCGATGATGATCTCGCGCAGGCTCGCGTCGATGGCTTCCGTCGCCTGGGCTGCGAACTCGGCAAGGCTCAGGGCGAAGCTGCCAGATTGTCCGGCACCAGCCCGGCTCATGACCGCACCTGCAGCTCATAAAGTATCGGCGTCCCGGCTGGGTTGATCTCTTTCAGCGGCGGAACGATTGACCAGGTGCGCCCTTGGACGATGACCGTGTTCAGCAGGTCCGGCGCCCACGAAAGCCCCTGCGCGGCGACCTTGAGTTTCTTGTCGCCCTGCTTGATCAGGCTGTTGTTCTGGAATTCTTGGCCGGTGAAGTCGAGCAGAATGCCTTGGGCGGTCTGTTCGGTGACGGTGTCGAGCGGTGCACTCCCAGCTTCCGGGTCGTACTCGCCAACGGTTGTTGCGCAGATGGTCACGGGCTGGCCGAACTCTGTGATCATCTCCAGAGCCATCACGGCCATTTCGTCGTAGAAGGCCATGAGGCAATATCTCCGATATGCTTTATCAACAAACCACAGGGATGAATTCACGCAATGTCTAATGCGAAGCCTTTCTTCGGTAAGACCACGACCAACACTAACGAAGCCTTTCCAGAAGTCACCTCACTTTCCTTGAAGGTCACTCAAGACACGTCTGGCTGGTACAGCGAACGAGAGGGAGCGAATATCCATCATATGACGCTGAGCAGCCTTTCCCGGACGGTTGGCTGCCTCAATAAGAGGTGTCGCCAAGGCGGGCTGGATCTGCAGAACATCATCGGGTTCTACGAATCGGGAAAATATGACTTCTGGTGCAACGGCCATGAAGGCAGTCCTTCAGGCCGAAACAAGGGGGACCCGTGCGGAAACCTATTCATTGTCGAGCTGGAAATAGCGCGCAAATGACGCTAGGCGCGAACAGCAAACAGACCTCTTCGCTGTAGGTAGTCGGCGAACTGCGTGGCGCTAGGCCGATCCGGCGCCGCGGGCAACAGTCGGCCGCTGGTGTTGGAGATCGTCGCGTATTCGCGAGTCACTGCCCCTTCGACACGCTCCAACGTCACCGCACCTTTGCGTTTCTCCACCGGGTCGATATCGTCCTGATGAATCTCGGCAGCCAGGGCCATCTGCCCGTACTGGATCCGCGCCGGCAGGTAGTTGTCGGGCTTGATCTCGTAATCCAGC